GGCGATTCAACCTGCATAAAACGAACGCTGCGAATGAGGAGCTGGTTATCAGTCTATTTAACGGACGCGAAGTCCAAGGAAGGAAAAGATATCCAATTGCTACCTACATTCTAACAGCTTAAGCAACAAGATGGATAATTCCTTACTGGCTGTAAGGGATATTAACCATAAATATATTGTAGTAGAACGGAGGTAAGGAATGATGGATTTTTCACAGGTAGGAACTTGTGTTGCAATCGTGGTTATCTGTTATCTTGCCGGTATTGGAGCGAAGCTGATTCCGGTTATTAAGGATAACTACATCCCGGTTGTTGTCGGCATTGTCGGTGGCATTCTCGGAGTAGTAGGAATGTATGTTATTCCGGATTTCCCGGCAAATGATGTACTGAATGCGATTGCGGTAGGAATTGTTTCCGGCTTGGCAAGCACTGGTGTAAATCAGATTTACAAGCAGGTGAAGAAAGATGCTTGACATTAACAAGCAGGAAATGAAGTACTCACGGCAGGGAGAAAAAGTCACGATTTATGACCGGGACGAAAACGGAGAAATAAAGTACATCGAGATGGACGGAGAAAGGATTCCAGTGGTTTTGAGAGAAACTACTGGATATTCTGAACCCGTCCTTTTTTCTGCCAACATCAGTAATAAGCTGTCGGAAGTACTGGTAAAAGAATTTGGTATTGATGATTCCAGTTCGTACTGTCAGATTGTGACCGACAAAGGCTATTTGCCGATTAAGGCAGGGGACGTTATCTGGAAGAAGTCAGAAGTAGGCCGTGACGATGACGGACTTGTGGACAACAAGACTGCGGACTATGTTGTCAAAGGTGTTGCAGACGAGGGACTGACAGCAGATTTGTTTTTGTTGCAAAAGACGGTGAAGTGATATGGAAAAGACAATCAATATCAACCTGTTTGACCAAAAGTCCATACAAGCGGCTGTAAAGGCTCTTAAAGACTATGAAAATAGCTTAGAGTATAAATGTAGGCTACTGGCTGAAACACTGGCAGAAAAGGGCGTAGAGATTGCTAGAGTGCAGATTGCTGACCTTGATGCTATATTTACATCAGAACTTTTGCAAAGCATTCATGCGGAATACGTTGGCTCTGTAAAGGGTGGCGGTGTTTGGTCGGTGGTTGCCGGTACAGACCATGCGCTTTTCGTTGAGTTTGGTACTCTTGGTAGCATTGGTGGAAAGAAAGAATATCCATATCCTTTGCCGGAAGGTGTTCAATGGAATTACGGCAGTGGTTCACACATCATGCAATTAAAATCCGGTCAATATGGATGGTTTTACAAAGGCAAAGACGGGAAAGTTTATTGGTGCGAAGGTATGGACAGCAGACCATTTATGTATAACACATCTATGGAATTGCTAAGTGTTGTAAAAACAGAAGCAGAAAAGATTTTTAATGAGAAGTAGGCTCATGTCGTGAGACAGCAATAAGTCCTGCTTTTTTCTTTTTATAGAAAAAAGGAGAGATTTATGAACTATTATATCGGTCAGCGTTTTGGAAAAGTAGTAATCATTGGAGAAGAAAAATACGAAAAAAACAGGAAATATGTAAAAGTAAAGTGCGATTGTGGGAAAACAAAATATGTAAGAACCGATCAACTTAAAAAAGCAAAATCCTGCGGATGCTTAAATAAAAATTCATATGGAATGTCTTCAAAAGATTATGAAAAGCTATACGGAGTTTGGAGCAATATGCGAAAAAGATGCTATGACCCCAAATCTGAAAGATATTATTCATACGGAGAAAAAGGTATTTGCATATGCGAAAAATGGAAGAATGATTTTCATTCTTTTGCTGACTGGTGTTTGGAAAATGGATGGAATCCAAAACTATCTATTGAAAGAATAGATGTCCATAAAAATTATTGCCCTGAAAACTGTACCTTTATAACCATGAAAGAACAAGCAAGAAACAAGACAAGTAATGTTTTGATTACAAAAAATGGAGAAACAAGATGCGCAACAGAGTGGGGAGAACTGCTAGGGATAAACCCAAAATCCATTATGGCTAGAATTTACAGAGGGTATAATGATCCTAATGTGATTCTGTTTCAAGGAGATCTTCGAGAATTAAGGAGGTCATCAAATGGAAAATAATGAATATCAGTGGGTATCAGATTTCAAAGTCAAGATTGCATCGTACTTAAAAATGAAGATACCGCAGAGCCATCCTAAAGCTTATGTGACGGACAAAAGCAAGGATTTGTCAGACCCTACATTCCCTACGGTGTACTTTCATGCTATGCCGTTCGCAGAGACAGGACAAGACCTTGAAGCACGTTCTGTTAATGGAATCACAGCATCATACCAGGTGGATGTGATAACCAACAAAAGTCAGGAAGAAGCTGAAGCTATCATGGCTACGGTTGCTGGACTTTTTAAGCGTTTGCGATTTCAGATAACTTCCATGCCTGAGTTCAATAATACTTCGCAGGACACATACAGAAGCACTGCACGGTTCAGAAGAACAGTAGGCGCTGATGATACATTGTAACTATTAGAGCCAGATGGCTCTATTTTTTTATGCAAATTTAAGGAGGTATAAATTATGGCAGCAGCCGGAATTTCTACTTTGGGTATTACTTTCGGATATGGTACAGAGACAACCGCCGGAACAAAACCTACAAGTTTTAAGCAACTTACAAGAATCAATGCCATTGGCGGCATCAACATCGAACCTGAACAGATTGATGCTTCTGCGTTAGAAGATGCAATCACCAGATATGTAAAAGGTCGTGCAGATACTGGTGGATCTTTTGCAGTCACAGTCAACTTTACATCAGAGACCGTGGCTGAATGGACTGCACTTATCACAGCCTATAAGGCTCTTACTGGTGGAAATAGAATGTGGTTTGAAACCGTTATTCCCGGAGAAGATAAATCTTTCTTCGTTGTTGCACAGCCGCCCGAGCAGATTCCACAACCCGAAATCGGACAGAACGAACTTCTGACGATCGAAATGAATCTTACCATTGAGGAATACAAGGGATTGGATGCTACCGTTGCACTGACAACGGGGGAATAGCAAGTCAGTCAGAAACAAATAACACTGCCGTGGCTGACTTTGATGAAACGGTAGACGAAACATTGATTTAGCAAAAAGAGAGCCGTCTTCGGGCGGCTCCTTTCCAACAAAATGTTGGGGAAAGGATAAAATATGCTGACAGTAAAATTTGGAAAAAAGGAACTGAATATTAAATTTGGTTACGAAGCAACCGTAAAAAACAACATTATTAAGAAACTGGCAAACCTTGAAAAGCAGGAAGACGGCATTGAATCCGTGAATAACATTCTCATGTTACTGCCGGAACTGATTCTTGTAGGTTTACAGAAATACCACTCTGATGAATACGGTTTCGACCCTTACAACAAAGAGCAGAAAGAAGCAAAGTTAAGCGAGGTTTATTCCATGCTTGATGATTATTTCGATTCTGACGAATCTGACATTCAGAAATTATTTGCTGATGTGCAAGGAGAACTGCTTGAAAACGGTTTTTTAGCGAAGCTCCTGAAACAGGAGCAGGAGAAGAACTCCAAGAAAGCACCGGAGAAGTCAGAGAACTAACATGGGAAATATACTGTAAAGAAGTACGTCCTATGTGGCTTTTATGCACAAAAGGATACGGATTTACAGTAAAAGATATAGATTCTTCCTGCCCTGCGGATTTAGAGCCTTATGCAGAAGCGTACAAGCTAGAAATGAAGCAGAGAGACAGAGAAATGTGGATGTGGTGGGGAGAATATGGACTAGCAGCAACATCTGTTGCCGTAGACCATTGCCTAAACGGTCGAAAAGCACAATCGAAGTATATTGACAAGCCTATTATAGAACGTGCTGACATTGCTAATAATGAAAAAGAAATTCAGAAGCAAAGGAAAGCGTTCCTTGCAGGACTTATGGCAATGCAGGCTAATTTTGAATTATCACATCCCAAAAAGGAGAAACAAACATGAGTTTAACAGGAATTGATGTGTCCTCATACCAGGGGACGATTAACTGGTGGGCGGTAAAACAGAACGGTATTGATTTTGCTATTTTGAAAGTCATCCGTAAGGATTTGAACCCGGACAAGAAGTTTGAAGAGAACTGGAAAGGTTGTAAAGAGCACAATGTCCATGTGCACGGAGTATATGAATATGGATATATTACAACGGTTGCAAAATCACGCTCTGATGCAAGAAGAGTGCTTACTATTCTTAACGGTAGAAAAGTGACAGTATATCTTGATGTTGAAGATGCCGTGATGAAAGGCCTTGGCAAAAATATTATTCCTATTATCAATGCTTACGGCAAGGTCATTACTGATGCAGGATTGCAGTTCGGTGTGTACACTGGGGAAAGTTTTTACAAGACATACATTAAGCCTTATGGCGGTGTGAGTTATCCCATGTGGATTGCACGGTACGGCAAGAATAACGGCAAGTGTAATGTGAAGTATCAACCGCAAGTACCGAACATGGTAGGATGGCAGTATACTTCTAAAGGTCGTGTAGGCGGCATTGTAGGCAATGTAGACATGAATGTATGGTACAAGGAGTTAGATGCCGTATATGAGGATTCTACAAGATATAGAAACCCTTATACAGAGCCGGAAAGACTTCTTTATTACAAGCGTCTGGCAATGATGAAGGGAAATGATGTCAAGTGGGTGCAGTACGAACTTGTAAGGAAAGGCTTTATGCCGTCTGTAAATGCGAAAGGTAAGACGAACATTGACGGATATTTTGGAAAAACCACTTCTGATGCAGTAAAAGCATTCCAAAAGAGTGTTGGAATCACTGTAGATGGAAAAGTCGGTGCGGTTACAAGGGCATATCTCAAAAAGTAATTTTAGGAGCGGTAGGTGTCACAGCTTACCGCTCTTTTTCTTGGAAGTGGCAGACACTTCCTTTTTTATTTCGGTAAAGGCGGTGCAGTATGGCAGATATTGATAATCTTCAAATAAAAATCAGTGCGGATGCGAACAAAGCAACTAATGCGCTGAATAAACTTGCATCAAGTCTTACGAATTTTCAGAGAAGCTTGTCTATTGATACATCCAAACTGACAAGCATTTCTAATAGCATACAGAGTATCGCAAATGCCGCCAGTTCCATGAATACGAGCGGTATTAAGAATATCTCCACATTGAAAAATTCCATTAACAGAATGGGGAAAATAGATACAAGCGGATTAAGCAGGATTTCATCTGCACTGAAGACTTTTTCTGCTGACATGGCAGGAACTAAAGTAGATGGAGTAGGGGATATTGCTAGCATAGCATCTTCGATTTCAAGACTTGGTGGTGTGGCATCCGGCAGAGCAATCACGAACATTCCTTTACTGGCAAAGAATTTGAAGCAGTTATTTACAACTCTTTCAACCGTTCCAAATGTCAGTGAGAACATTATCCGAATGACAAACGCACTGGCAGGACTGGCATCTACCGGTGCAGCATCCGGGAGAGCCGCAAACTCTTTAGGACGTAATCTGAACACCTATACGGTAAGCGCAAGAAGAGCCACGAAAAGCACATTTAGCCTTGCTGCGGCTTTCGGCAGATTCTACGCAACATATTTCCTTGTGATCCGTGGAATTAAAAGTCTGTGGAAGTCCATAGAGGGAACTACGGACTATATCGAAGCATTTAACTACTACACGGTAGCATTTAACAAAGTAGGCAAGGAATGGGGCAAGGATTTTGAAAAATTCGGTTACGACAACGCAGAGGATTATGCGCAGAGTTTTGGAAGCCGTGTAAATGAACTGCTTGGTAAAATGTCCGGTCTGAAAGTAGATGTAGATGGTGGATTGATTTCTGAAAGCGGAATGAAGAACCTGGGACTGAATTTACAGGAGATTACGCAGTACGCTTCACAACTTGCATCTATTACCAACTCTTTAGGGCAGACCGGAGAAGTTACTACGGCAATTTCAAAGTCCATGACAATGCTTGCCGGGGATATTTCCTCTCTGTTTAACGTGGATTACAGTACAGTTGCAACAAACTTACAGTCCGGTTTGATTGGTCAGTCAAGAGCACTGTATAAGTATGGTATTGATATCACGAATGCCACACTGCAGACTTATGCTTACAGATACGGCATTGAAAAGGCTGTATCTGAAATGTCACAGGCAGAGAAACAGCAGTTGCGTCTACTGGCAATCTTAGACCAGTCCAAAGTATCATGGGGAGACTTGGCGAATACAATTAATTCTCCAAGTAACATGATTCGTCAGTTTACCAACAACGTAAAAGAAGCCGGCATGGTACTGGGTCAGTTGTTTATTCCGGTATTGCAGAAAGTACTTCCTGTTATTAATGGTGTGGTAATTGCGATTAAGAGACTGCTTGTCAGTGTGGCAAATTTACTGGGAATCAAGATTGACTTTTCGTCATTCGGTCAAGGTGTATCCGGGTACAATGAAGAGTTGGAAGACACGGCAGATGCACTGGATAAAGTTGGTACAAGTGCAAAAAATGCAAAGAGCGGAGTACGTGAATTTGACAAACTGAAAGTTATTTCAACTCCAAAATCCAGTGGTTCCGGAAGTGGCGCTGGTGGAACAGGAATTGACCTTACCAAGGAAATCATGGATGCTACTGCAGAGTACGAAAAAGTATGGCAGGAAGCATTTGACAAGATGCAGAATACAGCTATGGGTTGGGCTGACAAAGTAAGCAAAGTGTTTAAGCCAGTAAAAGATATTATAGAAGATCTGGCGTATGCATTTAAGTTTGATTCTGATGCATGGTTTAAGGTTGCCGGAATGGATACTTCCAAACTGGTAACTGGTATTTTTGACTGGTTCACAAGAGCAATAGATTCTGTGGACTGGGAAAAAATAGGAAGACACATAGGTAGTTTCTTGGACGGAATGGATTGGACAGCAATCTTTACGTCTGCCGGAAATTTCATAGAAACTGCCATAGATGCGGCAATCGACCTATGGAAAGGAAGTTTTGATGCTGCACCGATCGAAACCACGATTCTGACAGCAATAGGGCTTTTGAAATTCACTGGTGTTGTAGATATCATATGGGGGAAAATATCGGACAAGTTATCAGCCAAAGTACTAGGATCAAGTATAGGAATAGTTCCGACAATTGCAATATCTGCGGTTACTTGGGAGATTGGATTTAATGTAGGAAAATCTTTAGGGAAAGCATTGTTCCCAGAAGACGCAGAGTACTACGACAATTTTACGTGGTTTGGTGAAAATGGTTTTTTTGATACATTAAAAAATACTGATTTTGCCACATTAAAAACTGCGTGGGATGATTTATACAAAGATATAACAGATAATGATTTGTATAGATTCTTGACAGGAACAATGTTGCTTCCAAAACATAGCACTCTTGATGATTTTGGAGATAAAATTGATTGGCTAATTGATAAAATAAAAAATACAAAAGTAGATATGTCAGATACTTTTGGTCTGTCATCTGCACTTATCAATATAGCACCACTTGTTGGAAACTGGTTTAATGAAAATGTATCTCCTTGGTTCACAAAGGAAAAGTGGCAAGGAATGGGTCAAACTATAGAGTCATCACTTTCTGAAAAATGGACTTCTTTTACAACATGGTGGAACCAAACAGGATTTTCAAGTTGGTGGAAAAAAATTTCAGAGCAGTTTGGACTAACAAAATGGAATAAATTGCTTGAAAACATTCCAACGGCGTTTAGAACAGCATTTAAAACAGCAGCTAATGTTGCAATAGCTCCTTTGAACCTTGTAATAAGTGGAATAGAAACCATGATAAACAATGCCATAGACCTTATTAATGGTTTGATGTCTGCAGCAAGGTTAATACCTAAAATTGGTGACGCAGTTCCGAATAATATACAACACATTAGTGTTGGAAGAATACCTACATTTGAAAAAGGTGGTTACGTTCCAAGCCGATATACGATGTTCATGGCAGGAGAGAACGGTATACCGGAGATTGCCGGAACAGTAGGTGGAAAAACAGCGGTTGCCGGTGGAGTTGAAATCACTGGAATCAAAGATGCTATTAATTCCACGGCACAACAGGAAATTGCACTTCTGAAACAGAATAATCAGCTACTGCAAGGAATCCTTGAGAAAGAGTTTGGAATAACAACAGATCAAATTGGAATTGCCGCAAGACAATACGGTCAAGAGCAATTTAACCAAAAACACAAGAATGTATATGTATTTTAACACAGACAGCACTCTGGATGGGTGCTGTCTATTTTTATGCAATGAGGCGGTGAGCGTATGTCAGCATATCAAGGATGGCTTTTAAAAATTGGAGATTACGTTATTGACCAGTCAAGATTTATAGCAGCTGAAAGTTATCAGCCAGCTGTAAATATGCAAGATGTAGACCCGTGGACTGATGCAAATGGATACGTACATAGAAATGCTGTGGAGCTAAAAGCATTAAGTGTTGATTTTTCAACGCCTGCGATGCTGACGGATGACGATTTGCAAGATTTACTGTCCGGGATACGAAGAAACTTTATTGATGCAACGGAACAGGGATGTAATATCACGGCATACATTCCATTTTTAGGTCAATATGTCACACAATATGGATATATGGCTGATATAAAGCCTACAATCTACGGAACTTATGACGGAGAGATTAAATACAATCAGATAGAATTTTCATTTGTCGGAGGTGTAGCGAATGAGTAACTATACCTATGCGGATTTGTTTGATAAAAGCGCATCCAAAAAGGAAATCACGATTGAAACAGAGGACAAGTCTGTAAAAATCACCAACAGCGAAATCCATTTTGAACAGTTTGAATTAAAAGAAATACTATGTGATGATGATTACCTTACATTTGGACAGTGCAATGCATCACAGTTAAAATTCAAAATTTCCAACGTGTTCACAAGCATGATTGGGAAACAGATAAATGTTTCTGCTGTGATTAATGGACATGTTGACGCACCGTTTATTTTCGGCAAATACCGTGTCATTTCCGATAAACCAACAGATGATAAGCGTTACAGGAATGTGACGGCATATGACGTTATATACGATATTGGAGAATCAGAAGTATCTTCCTGGTATAACGGATTGAAGTTTCCTCTGACTTTAAAGCAGTTCAGAGACAGTTTTTTTTCATATTTTGGTGTTGAGCAAGTAGCAACCACATTACCTAATGACAGCATGGAAGTGGCAGAAACCATAAAGCCAAGTGAACTTTCTGGACAGACGGTCATGGAAGCAATCTGCTCAATAAATGGATGCTTTGGTCACATTAACCATGATGGAAAATTTGAATATGTTTTCCTTAAAGCAATAATATCCGGATTATATCCACAAAAAGGATTATATCCACAGAAAGGATTATACCCTAGAAAAGGTTCTGAAAAAGAAAAGGTTACTGGTGGAAAATACAAATCAGTTAAATATGAAGATTTTGTCTGCCAAAAAGTTACAAAAGTGCAGATAAGACAATCAGAAAATGATATTGGTGCAGTTTACCCGGATACAGAGATTACCGAGAACGACAACAGTTATATTTTGCAAGATAATTTCCTTGTTTATGGAATGACCGCAGATGCCCTAGAAACGGTTGCAAGAAATCTGTATGAGGTTATTAAAGTTGTAAAATATAGACCTTATAACTGTGAAAAAATAGGAAATCCTTGTTTGAGCCTTGGAGAAGCAGTCAATGTATATACGGCTAAAGAAATCATAGAAAGCTATGTGTTGAGCAGAACATACAAAGGAATCCAACAACCGACAGACACCATATCAGCAAGCGGAAAATCTCCAAAGTACAGTGAACAGGTAAATGGAATTAACAAAAGTATAATTCAACTCCGTGGAAAGACTAATGAACTAGAACGGAATGTAGAAGAGACCCGGTCTGAGATCAAGGATGTAGAGAGCGGATTGGATACGAAAATTACGCAAAATGCAGGAAAAATTGAAGCAGAAGCGAAAAGGGCAACAGATACAGAAGTAGAATTGGCAGCGGCAATATCTTTGCAGGCAGACCAAATCAAATTAAAAGTATCAAAAGGTGATGTCAGTTCTCAGTTAAGTGTTGAAAGTGGACAGGTAAGTATTTCTGGAAACCGTTTTGTATTGGAAGCAGATAACTGTAGCATATCAGCAGATGGAACTATAACAGCTAAAAACGCAGTAATGACTGGTAGTTTTAAGTCTATAGGGGAAGACGGAAGTTACACAGAAGTATCATCAGGTGAAATTAAATTTTATAACGAACTATTGCAAAGCACAGGATCTATAAAAGGATTGGGACAATATCTTACTATTGATGCTTCAATGGTAAGTGTAAGCGGAATTTTAGTGGTAGGAAATGGAGCAACATATGATTCACAATATGTAAAAAACATATCAACAACTTCTCAAATATTAGGCAGTAAGACAGTACTGACAAGTGCCACATTAAGTGTCACAAAAAATTATATAAATGGAACCGTATCAGATGTATCTTTGGTAACACAAACAGCCAATGTTGCTGATTATCCTGGACATAATGTTAATTTTATTACAGGAGTTTCATCACTTGGAGGTTTGCTCACTGCAACATCTGGAATTGTCACACTTATGACGTAGGAGATTTATTATGGTAAAAAAAATATTTATTCTTCAAACGATTATTGGAAAAACAATGAAAGAAGTAATGGAAGAAAGGCAAGAAATTCAGCAATATATAGCTTTTACCATTGGAATTTCCACGTTTACGGAAATAAATGCCACATTGTTTAGCACGGAAGATGGCGATGGTTTTGAAGAGTTTATGAAGCAACTTATTGACATGTCGGATACAGTGGTTGCACAGAGCGGATATGAGGTATCTGAACTGTGCAAAAATCTGTATGCATATGCAGAAGAGCAAGGAAAAGAAATCTATGTAAGGGAGAATTGATATGGCAGCAAACTTTGAGATTAAGAAATTAAAAAGCAACCTTGTGACAGTATTAAATCAAACACCGTTGCCTATCGAGGTGAAAAGGCTTGTACTGTATGAAGTGTATTCGGAGACTAAACAGTTATCAGATATGCAGATTATGAAAGAGGAAAGCGAGGTATCTGCAGATGGCGTTGAATAAGGTTTATACCAGAATTAACTGGGAAGATTATCCAAGTGAAAACACGGATTTAGATGCATACAATCTTAATCAGATGGATTCTGCTATTGATGCGTTGGACAACCGTATCATATCACAGGATGCCTTAAAAGTAGAAAAGTCTGCAATAAACGGAAATATTGCTGATTGGACTATGGATGAAACAACCGGTGTTATTACTATTACAAAGTACAATGGTGAAAAAGTAATTTTTGACCTTAATATTGAAAAAATACCTGTCGAATTTTCCATGTCTGATGACGGAATCATTACCATGACTACAGAAGATGGAACACAGTTTACAACTGATATTGGTTCTATGATTCCGGTATTAACATTTGAAGATTCTGCAACCATAGCTGTATCCGTGACTGGTACTGGAAAGAATAAGACTTATTCTTTTTCGATAAAAACAGGATCAGTAACAGATGATATGCTTCAGCCTAATTATTTAGCAGATATTAGAGTAGAATCCGCAAATGCATCTGCTTATGCGCAATCCGCAAATGCAAAATCTGTATTGGCTGAATCTTATGCCGTAGGTGGAACCGGAACAAGAGAAGGAGAAGATACAGATAACGCAAAGTATTATATGGAGCAGGCAAAACAGCAAACAGGAGGTATACCTACAAAAGTTAGCGAATTAGAAAATGATGCTGGATACATTACAAAAAAAGTTTCTGATTTGACAAATTATTATGACAAAACCACTGTTGATGAAAAAATAGATGCAATTCCATCACCAGATTTGACAAACTATTTGACCAAAACTGGTGATGGTAGTAATTTGACTGCGGCGTTTGAAGAAGCAACAACTTTAGATGAATTAACGACAGGAGAAAAGTTATCATCTATTTTGGGAAAAATTAAACTGGCTGTAAAAAACCTTAAATCACTTATAGGCCTTATCGGAACTACCGATATTTCGACTATTGGTGACGGTACTATCACTGGGGGATTAAGTGATGTAAATGGCAAGTTAAAATCCGTAGATTATGATATAACGTTCCCATCAGGTGTAACCACCGATTTTGTACACTGCAAAAGAACGGGCAATATTGTAGATTTTGGATTCCGCATTTTAAGTGGGTCTATACCATACGGATCTCCATTAGCCACGCTACCAGCAGATTTACACACCAAATATAATATATTGATACCCAGTCAGTACTTAGTGATAAATGATGTTGCTAGCACTGGTAATGTAAGCTTGATGTACAATGGAAGTATATTTCAGGAGTATTCCGCAACCGGAACTCTAAATGCTTGCGTGATAAAAGGTACTTTTATTATTTAGCCGGTGCAAATGCGAGATTATATGTACCACTCGATCCAAATATAACGGAGTCTCCTGATGCAAATGGAATACATACCGCTATAGGATTTTCTGATGATGTACATAATGCCAAGAAATAATTTGCATTCTTGGATGATCGGATAGATGCCCAGCCATTCACTGCACCCTGTATTGTTCCAATTACATAGCCATTAGTCATACAAGTGTAATTAGATTGTATGGCTACAGCAGATTTATAGTCAGGGGCAATTAACTTGCCATTTACAGAAGCAGTCATAAAAAATATTTGCGAAATAACAACAAAAAAGAGCATGGTGTAAAAGCCATGCTCTTAATCTATTTATCTGATTCCCCAGTCACCGTCATTGTTGATGAAACCAACCACATATCCTATCATGTCATCAATAAGATTTTCCGGAAGTATGCTGTTCGGAGACATAAGCGGAACATATCTCCATTTTCTTACGCCATCCTCAATTATATGTGTTTTCACGACAATATAAATCCCACCATTGCTTGTTACGATACATCGTTCACCGTATTGCGGTTCACGATCCGCTGCAAGTAGAATAATTTCCCCAGGCAGATAAAACGGCATATAGTAGTCGCAAGGAATTTTCACACCGATATAAGCCTTGGATTTTATGTCTTCCGGCAAACTGTCTATGCACATGGGTTCCACAGCATTTGTGGTTGCGATAATTCCATTCATAAGTTGTGGATTAAGGACAGAAATATACTTGTGCGATTTTTCAAGACTGGAATAGATTTTAGCTTGGTGACGTATGAAGTAACGGATATGGTACAGAGAGTGTTCCGGCAGACTGCGGCATATCTTGACAGATTCCAACATCTTATCTTCCATAGTTCCGCAACCTACCAGTTCGTCTACACTGATTCCAAAGGCTCTGGCAAGCGCAACAGCGGTCGATAGCTTCGTGTCGTTAGAATTACCGTATAGTAGTGAATTAAGCGTAGAATAAGGCAAATTAGCTTCATCAGCAAGCTTGTAAACCGTCATGTCCGGTTCATTTAGAAATTCATGGAGATTCCCACGAAAACTTAACATATAATTAGTACGGTTGACTGATAGATGTGTCGATATTTCTTTGATTCGGTCTTTTTTCATCATGTTTTTTATCCCCCTTTCACATGATACACTTGTAACATCCCTTGTTTCAAGGGACTTCAAGTTCTGGCGAGGGCGGTGTTTATTGGCGTTTTCACCGTCCTCTTTTGTTGATATTTTACAACAATAAAAAACGTGAGTCAAATATATTGATTGTTAAGAACATATGTTCTATAATTTAGGTATCGCTACCAAGTGCGGAAAGATTAGGGGGTGTACTATGGGGAAAGAAGATTACAAAGAGGAAATCACAAAGCTAATCAATGCTTGCGATAATTTACATTGGTTAGAGTGCATTTATGCCTATGTTAAAAAATTACTTAGATAAAGGAAAAGAGCCAAGGACTTGCGCATTGCCCTTGGCTTTTTCTTATTCGTTCTTTTTTGCGATTGAATCAATCAACTTTTCCAAAGAGTTCCATCCATCTTCGTCCAAGTTGGCCAGTGCGGATACAAGACGGTGCTTAAATGTATCTTCACCGGACTTTTGAATTTCTCCGAGCATTTCAGAGATTTGTTCGTCTTTTGATTTCTGAACAAGCATTTCACCAGTTCCATTTCGGAGCCATTCTTCGTTTACATCAAACTCTCTGCAAATAGAAAGAATAACTGCATCAGTAGGAGTTCTCAGCCCATTTTCATAATTAGTAATGGTATTTCCTTTTACACCGATTCTTTCTCCGAAATCAACTTGGGTTAAGCCGCTTTCTTTTCTTATTTTTTTAATACGGTCTTTCAAAATATATCACCTCCTTATGTGATAAATATATCAAAAAAAACTCTCAAAGTCAATATTTAGTATTGCATTATAACTCTCGATGTGATATATTAAACTCACGAAGTCAAGAAAAGAGAGGTGAGAATATGGAAAAACAGAGATATGTGGTCTTAGACAAAAATGGTAAAGCAAATATAGTTCAGAAAGCTGATTCACGTTTTGTTGGAATTGACGAGATGGCACAGCACATTGCCATGAATGTTATTGATGACTACAAAAGCATTATAGATGGCGATAAGAAAATCGAAGAAACAAATATTGATTTGTCTATCAAAGTACTTACCGCCATTTCGCCTTTTAGGAACGGCTCTGGATTTGGAAAGGATTGCTAATTGCTTCGGCTTTTGCTAATTGTGGTTTTTCTTCCGGCAAAGAATTGACGATTTCTGAATAGTATTGGTAGTACAGGTTCTTAAAATCATCAAAACTTCCGGTATATCCACAGATTTTAGCAATAGCGTAAGCGGATGCGTATTCTTTAGAATCCAAATTATTTCACCTCCTTATTAAAAAGATAAGGAGAGTATATCACAAAAAGGAAGTGAATTGAATGAGTGAAAAAGAGAAAAAAATCGTTGAGAAGTTAAAGAGAGCCATTCCGAATATGTCCGATTTCGACAAGGGATATATTCTCGGCAAGACAGAGAAGATGGCAGAGGAATCTGTTAAGAAACAGGAGGAAGAAAATGCAAAACCAATTTGAGAGAGAACTTCTCAAAACCTTAAAGAGCATTGACGGTACTCTGAAAAGAATTGAGAAGTCCATGAATGATGAAGAGAAACAGCATACGACCATTTGCAATGCAGTTTCTCATGCAATGAAAGGAGAACATGAATGAAAAAATGGACTTACCGTCAGAAGAGAGATCTTCTTGACAAATTAGAACCGTGGATCACTGCACTGGTTCAGTTCATAAGTGCATTGGCTGGGGCGGCTGTCGGAATAGCTATCTGCTACTTTTTCTAAGTGGTATGTGGCAGTTGCAGTTATTAAAGACACAACAAAAGGTATGATTATATTTCTTAAAAATGAGAGAAACAAATGTTCTTTGTAAAATCTTCCTTTTGAAGACAAAATGAATGTGAACATTTCACGATTTATGGATGAACTAACTATGGTGAAATATCCCTTTTCCTTTAAGGACAAAAATGCTTGGTAAACATCTTCACCATTGTAATTCCCTATTTCAGACAATGAAATGGAACATTCAGAAGATTTTACAGTTTTCCTAAGTACTTTTCTTTCGATTTTGACAAGCATATGAAACCTCCAGTTTTTATAACATTATACCACAGAAAGGAGAACAATGAACGAATTACAAACATCAAACATGAAAACACCCATTGAGATTGCGCTGGGTGTTGATGAAAACGGAATGACTACTGCAAGAGCGTTATACGAGTTTTTGAGCGGAGAAAAAAGTCATTTTGCAAGATGGGCGAAAACAAACATTGAGGAAAACGAGTTTTACGAGGAAAACAAGGACTGGTGGGGGTTCGCCACGATGGCGAACGGTAACGAATGCAAGGATTACCGACTGACTACCGACTTTGCAAAACATCTGTCAATGGAAAGCCATTCTGCAAGGGGCAAAGAAGCAAGACAGTATTTTATCACCATAGAGGACAGGGCGAAACAGGAAGTAATAAATCGTTCACAACTTTCTCCACAGATGCAGATGGTTATGCAAATGGCTGAAAGTATGGCGAGACAGGAGCTGGAACAGAAGAGACAAGCTGAACACGTTCAGAAGTTGGAAAGTACAGTCACCAACATGAAAGAAATTTTCACAGAGCCTATCGGAGACTGGAAAGCAGACATCAATGCAAAGGTACGCAATATTTCCGCAAAGAGCGGTATCGACTATCAGACACTTTACAATCAGATGTACGGTGAACTGGAAAACGAAGCACATTGTGTTTTATCAAGACTTCAGAGCAATAAAATCAAGCGTATGGAAGATGCCGGCAACACGAAAACAGCTATCAAAGAGGGAACTACAAAGATTGCGGTTATTTTTGACAATGTAAGACTGAGAGTAATCTTTGAGAATATCGTAAGGAGATATGCTATGAGGTATTGCGTATGAGAAAAATAGTTGAGGTTGTCCTTATGGTTTTCTTTTGGTTATTAGGAATATTCACGGGGGTGATTCTACTCTATGTTATATAGAGACAAAAGAATATTAAAGATTATAACAACAATAAAGCTGTTTCTTCCTATTATAATAGCACTCTCCATAACATTTACTTCCACAGCACAGCCATCCGGAAGTTTCATCTCCGAGGAAGCGCAGGAATCGTGTGTAAAGTACGGTGAGGAATACGGCATCTGCCCGGAAATGCTTATGGCAATGATCGAGAAAGAATCTTCCGGCAGACCGGATGTGGAAAGTGGCGGTTGCAAAGGTCTGATGCAAATTTCTGACAGATGGCATAAAGACCGCATGGAACGTTTGGGAGTGACGGACATCTACTCCGTGGACGGCAATATCCATGTGGGAGCCGACTACTTGTCGGAATTGTTTGAAAAGTACTGTGATGTAGGAATTGTACTCATGGTTTACCACGGAGAGAAGAATGCAGCTACAAAGACAGAATTAAGTGATTACGCAGACTGGATATTAACCAGGAGCGCAGAACTGGAAAGGATGAATGGAAAATGACGAACAGAGAGAAGTATGCGGAACAGATTATTGACATGGCACTTGATAGTATAGAGATAGCTGTGGACAAAGAAGGAAAGTTATGTGATTGCAATGTAATACTTTGTTCCGATTGCGCATGGAGTGATAAAAGCAGATGCAGGGAAAGGTTCAAAGAATGGTCAGAGCAGGAATATGTTGAACCGCCTGTTGACTGGTCAAAAGTGCCGGTGGACACGAAAGTGTACGTAAGAGATTCCGATAGTGACCCTTGGAAACCTAGATATTTTGCAAAATTTGAAGGTGGGGAAATATTTACATGGACTAATGGTGCTACTTCTTTTTCAAGGGACAGCGTTTGTGATTTCTCATGGTGGAATCAAGGAAAACTTGCGGAGGACACCGTATGAGTGCCAAAAAGCGGTTTACCGTCAAAGGGTGCATCGGAAAGATATTTTACAGTCCGAAAGAATGGGAAGTTGACCGTGAAACAGCATTCTATTACAGAATTGTAAACCGCAATACCGGGAAGAAAAAATGGTTAAGAAAGGAGTATTTTTATGCAGAAGCGACAGATTATCCCCATCGTCCGTGCGAATGAGATTCTGATTGCAAGACTGTTAGATGCAGGAATCTTGTATATCAGCGAAGAGGACAACATGATCCACGTAACAGAAGACTGAAAGCCGGAGGAGTGAGGAAATGGAAAGGAAGATAAGAAAAATCTTGGTAGAACTGGGGCTGAAACAGTACTTGCCGGGATTCCAGTACATCATCGAGGTTGAAACGCTGATGTTTGAGAACCGGAACAGAAGACTTTCTGAAATCTACCGGATTATCGGAGAGGAACACAGCACAACCAAGGAAAGCGTGTACCGGGCGATCAAGTGGGTTGTTGATAAGATGAACCCAAGCACAGAGCTATACAAGGAGATCAATGAGACAGACAAGCCGGTCTCAATCTATATGTTTGTTAATTCACTGTATTTATATCTTTGGGAGGATAGGAAAAATGAGGATTAAACACACCTTTTTGCAGAATTTCTGCAAATTCTATGGTTCTAACGTAGTGGACACTGATTTATACGACCGGACAGAGGTTTCCGGTGTAAATGAAACAGGTAAGTCCACGATCAAAAGAGCAATTCAGTATATTTTTGGATGCCGTGACGAGAACGGCAGAGAGATCACCGGAATCAGACCGCACGATAAGGACGGCAATGACATCGACGGAGATATTACCGCAGAAGTTACCGTGGAGATTGACGGTACAGACAAGGTTCTGAAAAAAGTATGCCGTCAGAACTTCAATAAGAAAGGCGAGTTTACCGGAAATGTCACGGATTACTATGTGAATGATATTCCAAAAAAGGCAGCAGATTTTGAAGCATTTTTGGAAGAGAGTGTATGCGGAAAAGATAAGTTTTCACTTTGTATCAATGCCATGACACTTCTGCCGAAAGGTGGCACGGATCAGAGAGCCATTCTTGCTGATATGTTTGGTCAGCACAGTAATGATGACATTTGCAATCAGTTTCCGGAGTTTGAAGCATTAAGGACTGTTCTGCAGGATGGAACGGTTGATGAACTGAAAAAGCGTTGCAATACGCAGTTGTACGGCACAAGGGGAAGAAATGGAACCAAGGGATTGCAGGATCTGTTAGATGAAATTCCGAGCCGTATTGACGAGGTGAGCCGTCAGAGAGTGGATATTGACCTTGCGGATCTGGAACTGAAAAAGAAAGCTTTACTGGATAAGCTGTCAGAGAATATTAAGCAGCAGACAAATACGCAGAACAGCATGATTTCCTACGATAAGCTTTCTGATGGAATTATTGAGTTAAAAGGTCAGTTGAGCGCATTGCAGCAGAAAGCAAATGAAAAACTGGATGCGGACAGAAGAGAGAAGCGCACGGCACTGAACCTGGTTCAGAATGAGAATCAGAAAGAGTTGCTTAAGGCAGATACCATTCGTGAAGAAATCACGGCACTGGAAAAGCGTATCGCACAGTATGAGCAGAAGAGACAGGAATTGAAGAAGAGTTGGGATTTGAATAAAAGCCTTAAATTTGATGAAAACTCTCTGATTTGCTCATACTGTGGACAGGAATATCCGGAAGAGAAGAAAGAGCAGTTAAGAACGGAGTTTGATACGCATAAGGCACATGAACTGGAACTGATTACCAAAGAGGGTTCTTCCTGCGCTGACCATATCAAAGCGGATCAGGCAGAACTGGAGCATAAGCGTGAGGAACTGAAAAAGACCGAGGATGAAGTGGAGCGGTTGGAAAAAGAGGTTTCCATTGCTGATAATGCCTTAAATTCCATTCCGGCGAGCGTGGATATTTCCAACACAGAAGAATACAAAGCTGTCCAGTCACAGATTGCAGAGAAAGAAGCTGCCATGCACAAATTCACTGAAATGAATCTTCTTAGAATCCAGTTAAAAGGTGATGAAGAGCAGATCCGCAATGATATTTCTGCGGTTGATAAGTCATTGGCAAGTGTAAGCATTAACGAGAGTGTGGATAAGCGTATTGCAGAACTGGAACAGGAGCGCAAGAACATTGCACAGAAGATTACGGATGTGCAGGCACAGCTTGACCTGTTAAAGAAATTCAGCCGGAAGAAGAACGAACTGTTGGAAACTGATGTGAACAAGTATCTTTCTTTCTGCACTGTGCGTCTTGTGAATGGTGACACGGAGGAATGCTGTGACTTTACATACCGTGGAGAGCCTTACAGCCGTAACATGAACCACGGAGCAAGGATTCTGACGGAGATTGACATTTGCAATGCGTTTCAGAAGCGGTGTGGTGTGGAATTACCTATCATGGTTGACGATACCGAGAGCCTTGACCCTTGGAAGATTCCTGATGTTGACAGTCAGTTGATTATGTTCCGAAGAAGTGATGATGCGAGTTTGAAAGTGGAGGAAGCGAAGAATGAGTAATAAAGCAGAGAAACGCTACATTGTCGAGCGTGAGTTTGAACACGTAGGGTATAAATGCGTTGTGATATTTGGAAATATGGCTCACAGGTGCGGATATGTTGGCATTCCAAAGAATCATACGTTATACGGAAAAAATTATGATTACCATCTTGAAATTAAAAAATCAGATATTTGGGGCAGAGAAGTAAGTGGCATTTTCCCTTTGCTTGGTGCTTGTATTGATAAAGATGAAAGAATTCGAATTGAAGCATATTTCCAGTGTCACGGAGGTATTTCATATTCAGGTGGTGGAACAAATTCAAATTATCCTATCAAAAGTGATTTATGGTGGTTTGGGTTCGATTGCGGTCACGCTGGAGATAAGGCGGATTTGGATTATGCAATACAGAAATTCCCAAGCCGTAAAGAAATTTATCAGATGCAAAAAATGATAGAAAGTAAATTTCCTGTTGGTGTCGATGTCGTTCGTTCAGAAGAATATGTTGCTGATGAATGTAAGAAGTTGGCGGAGCAATTGAAAGAGTTTGAAAGGAATGAAGAGAATGCAGATTAAGAAAGAAACAGTCATTTCTGTTCTGACAACAAGCGGAGAAACAATCAATGCCGGGGACACCGTGATATTCAATTTTGATTACAAGTGTTGCGTGGGTGTGTACCTGGGGCTTTCAGACCGTGGAGCCTTGAAATTCAAAGGCAAGATTGCTGATACGGATGTGACATTCCATGTGATGCCTAGAAGCATCAAGGAGATTTACAAAGCTGATGTGACAGTGCATCAGGGAGTTGCAAGTGGATTTATGAATGAGCTGGAAAGTGAGGAAGAATAATATGGAAAAACATAAATTTAAGGTTGGAGACAGAGTAGTTGAAAAAATAAATCAGAAAAAAGGTATTGTAGTCGATTTTTTAAGAAACGAAGACCTTGTTCTTGTAAAGTTTGATGGTTGGAACAAAGGGCATGACGGAAATGGGTATACAAGAAGTGGCAAAACTTACTCTGGAAATCATTGTTGGTATTTTTGCAAAGAAGAATTAGAAATAATAAAGGACGAAACCATCGTCATCTACCGAAATGACAACAAAGTGATTGCGCTGGACAAGTCCACTGGCGAGAAAGCAGAAGCTAACTGCAATCCGGCTGATGAATTTGATTTCCGTACTGGTGCAAAGTTGGCTTTTAATCGGCTGATGGGCGAAGATGTGAAGCCTGATAACGGTGTTCGTGAGGTTAAGAGAAAAGCTAAAGTCGGTGAGTACATCAAGATTGTTGATGCGATGCCTTGGATGATTCCCTACAAAAACGGAGATATTTTCAAAGTAAATTGCGTTACGACATCAGGATGTATTTGCAAAAAATCTGAGGAAAATGTTGGTTTATGGCACAGAGAGTACGTTGTCCTTGAAAACTACAAACCGGAAGAAAAATCGCAGGAAGATGATGACAGCGAAATCCGTGTCGGTGACATGATAGAGGTAACACGAAGCGGTGGTTGTTATTCAACGTACGATACATGGAGTGGACTTGGAAGTTATAGGCAAAATTTTGTTAATGGAGTTTCTGTTGAAGACGGAATGGTTGCAAAGGTTTTGAACATTGCGAAGCATGACAGGCTGCATAATTTTCGCCTTGCGCTTATTCAGAATCCAAAGACAACACAGGTATTCATCATCAAAATTGACGGCATCAAAAAGGTAGAAAGGTAGGTAGAAACATGGCAGACGAAAAGAAGCAGGAAAACACAGGAATTGTGGAATACGAATCAAATGGGGAAATTGTAAAAATTTCCCCAACAACGGTAAGAAAGTACCTTGTAAGCGGTGGTGGAAACGTATCGGATCAGGAAGTAATGATGTTTATGTCTCTTTGCAGATATCAGCATCTTAATCCTTTTTTGAAAGAAGCATACCTCATTAAGTTTGGAAACAATGATCCTGCTACGATTGTTACCGGAAAAGATGTTTTTACAAAAAGAGCCGATGCAAATCCGAATTATGCAGGAAAAAAAGCAGGAATTATTGTTCAGAAGAAAGATGGTTCCGTTGAAGAAAGAGAAGGATCTTTTGTCCTTAAGGACGAATCTATTGTAGGAGGTTGGGCTAAAGTGTTTATCAAAGGAAGAGAGACACCGGAGTACCAGTCAGTATCTTTCGATGAATATGTTGGAAGAAAAAAAGATGGAACAATCAACGGTCAATGGTCTAAAAAGCCTGCAACAATGATAAGAAAAGTTGCTGTTGTACAGGCATTAAGAGAAGCTTTTCCGGATAAATTCCAAGGTTTGTATGCGCAGGAAGAATTTCCTGATGTTTCCGATGTGAAACTTGATGTGGAAAAAGTTGTGGCAGAAGAGGTACAGGCAAATGCAAACACTATCGAGTTTCCTGACGCAACATTTGAGGAAGTACCGCAGACCGCAGAGACTGACATTGCCAGCGCAGAGACACCGGATTGCTTTAAGTAGGAGGAAACTATGAGAATTATATCGCAGGACGGAATCATTGATGTACCTTATGAAATCAGTTCTTTGAGCATGGCAGTCGGAAAATATGAAGATGTTGAGTATGCGGCTATTTATTGCCACAACTCTTCGACAGCAATGGGAACAAAAATGGCTGAATACAGCTCCAAAGAAAAAGCAAAGAAAGCTATGGAAATACTTAGAAAAGCATACGTTAGTATGCAGATTATTTTCCAAAATGTTGAAATTACAGAAGATGTGGTAAAACAGTTTGAAAAATTGAAAAATAGTGGAATTATAGTTCAAACCATGAACAATGAGCCATCAAAAGTTGAATATGTAAATAACTGCATATTTCAGTTTCCAAAAGATGACGAAATTGAGGTAGAAACATGAAGCTAAAATGTTTAGGATCCGGTTCTTCCGGTAACTGCTATCTTCTAACGGCAGATAACGGTGAAACACTTTTACTGGATGCAGGACTTCCTATCATGGACATAAAACGTGGTCTTAACTGGAATATTAAGTGTGTTGTGGGTGCTATATGCACCCATACGCACAAAGACCACTCATTATCCACATCAGACCTTGAATACATGGGAATACCAGTATTTAAGCCATATGAGAGTTTAGAACCTATGGAAATAGGTTTTACTGGTGGAAAAATAATGGCATTTGATCTTACGACACTGGATGGTAAGTGGACACATACCAACGCTGATGGTTCAGAATGCCCTTGCTATGGATTCCTGATTACTCACCCGGAAATGGGAAAATTGCTTTATGTAACTGACACGGAATTTGTTAAGTGGCGGTTTCATGAAGTAAACCACATCCTTATTTCATGCAACTATCAGAAGAAGTACATTACAGAGGATTCCAACGATGCTAAGAAATCCCATGTGTACCGTGGTCATATGGAACTGGAAACAGTAAAGGAATTTGTTCTTGCGAACAAATCAGATGCCTTGCAGAACGTCATATTGTGCCATTTAAGCCGTGATAATTCTGATGCTGATGAATGTGTCGCAGAGGTAAAAAAGATTGCTCCATTGGCGAATGTGGACTATGCGGCAGCAGGCAAGGAATGGATTTTACAGAATGGAAAGGAGTGCCCGTTTTGATTGAGTGGAGTTTAATATCTAAACTTATGAATTGCTTTCCGAATAGTGTTGTAACAAGCAAAGTAGAATTTATAGCACATATCGGAAGCAACACATATTTTATATTGAAAGATTGTAAAACAGAAATGGATGTGAAGTGTAAAGTTTTGGAATGGCTTTCAAGGGCAGCATACAAAACAGAACCATACAGCACTAAAAAGAGCAATGACGAATTCCATAAATTCATTTTGCAAGGAATAAATGATTTTTTGGGTACTGCTTTTTCGGAGAAAGATATGGAAAATATATACACATATTTGGGAAACAGATGTAACCATGAAAAAACAATAAGCTTTGTTGCCAGCGGATATGATATGAGCGTTTTAGAAGAATAGGTGGTGATTCGTTTGGCTGATTGGAAGAATGTAGCAAAAGCAAAATCCATAGAGAGAAAGAACCGTGAAAGAATATTGGCGGTCAATCCCCACGTAGACGATGGAAGTGGAATTTACTTTCTGACAAGAACAGACGAGGATGGTTTTCGTTTTGCGTATGTGGGGCAGGCGGTACACCTACTCCAAAGACTGTCAGGGCATCTTAATGGGTACCAGCACATTGATTTGTCCATGAAAAGCCACGGATTGTATTCTGCGGAAAATATATACGGTTGGAAAATCGGATTCCTAAATTATCCGGTAGAAGAACTGGACAAGTGGGAGCAGTACTGGATTAAGCGTTATGCGGACGATGGTTACCAGCTTCGAAACAAGACAGCTGGTGGTCAAGGTGATGGAAAGAAGCAGATCGCAGAGTACCGACCGGGAAAAGGTTACCGTGATGGACTGGCACAAGGCAGAATCAATCTTGCAAGGGAACTATCGAAAATTGCAGATAAACATTTGGTCATCAGTTTGAAGCCTGAGAAGCAGAACAATTCAGTTTCACAGAAACAGTATCAGAAGTTTATGGAACTTTTGCATGGAGAAAAGGACGGTGAAAGTAATGAATAAAACAGACTATGAAGTACTTTTACAATATGTTGAAGAAACTGACAAGGAGTTTTATGAATCTCTTTCTACTCAAAAACAAATTATGTATCTTTGCTACCAATATGAAACTAAATCTTTTAAAAAGTACTTGCTTAAGTATAGATTTCAGCAATTCTGTAATGAATTAAAGGAGTTTTTCAGAAAATGGTGAAATACGAAGATGAATGCTGCGGATGCGCTGCTGGAAATTATCCTTGTATTGGATCTGCTTGTCCCAACCGCCATGTGAAGCATCTGTACTGCGATAAGTGCGGTGAGGATGTAGAGGAACTTTACAATTTTGAATGTGCCCAGTTGTGCAAGGAATGCCTGTTAAAGAAATTTGAGAAGATTACATGAGCGAAAAAAAATTACGATTGTAGCTGTTGGAATGAGTACCCAAACACAATGCACTCAATCAACGGACGTACTCACAAACCGTATCAAAGTGGTAGATGGAAATGTGTTGATTGCTACGAATATGTAGGAAAATCAGAATACGGTGCTACTCATTGCAAAAGGAAAGAGCCAGAACTTGAAAAGAGGTGATACATAAAATGCCAAAACGATATGACAATCCGCAGGATATTTTGAAAATTATGCGGCAGACAGAACTTTTGAAGCAGTCTGCGGAGAGGAGTCCATTCACCGGAATACTGACACTGTTCTGCTATACCTTGTGGAAAGACTATAAGTACTCACAGACGAGACTTTCCGACTTCTGCGGTAAATTCACCGAGTACAACGAAAAGTACGAGAATGAGCCTTATACGGAGTTACAGAGCAGGCTTAACGATTTTGCAGACTGGACGATTGAGTACAAGGAATTTACCGAAGCTGATTATCCACATTACAAGTCGGTTGTAGCGCAGAACTGCATCAGGGAACAGGTCAGATGTAACAATCTTATCAATGAGTTGTCCACAAGGTACATCCTATATGGAATGGTAATTCTTATGGAAGATGGATTCGGTAAGAAGAAGCTGACGAACTTCAAGGATAAGTTTTCTGACCACATGGACAAAGCCGGAGACAAGTGCAACGGAAAAGATTTCATGGACTTGTGGAGAGAACTGGTGGAAAACACCGGAATCTATATTGAGAAGCCTATTGTTAAGTAAGGAGTTCTAAATGGCAGAAAAACGAATGTTCAGCGCAAAAATAATTGAGAGTGATGCTTTTTTGGATATTCCTGCTACGGCTCAAATGCTTTATTTCCATATCTGTATGAACGCTGATGATGACGGATTTGTAAACAACCCACGTAAAATCATAAGGATGTGCGGTGCTTCTGATGATGATTTGAAAGCATTGATAGACAATAGATTCCTTTTATCTTTCGATAGTGGAGTTGTGTTGGTAAAACACTGGCGCATTCACAACTACATTCCACCTGATCGTTACAAGCCGTCATGCTATGTGGATGAAAAAAGCAAAATAGGTGTGAAACTAAACGGATCATACACTACAGACCCTAAAAAGATGGTTTCCCCAGTAGAGGGAAATCCAAAGAAAAATTGCTACGACAAAGAAATCAAACTTGATAAGAGGTGATATAGATGCAGATGACAGGATATGAACTGTTGGCGAACTATGAAAAAGCAGAGGACAAGGACAAACAGATTCAGATTCTTGCGGATTTGAACCACATCCCGGTTGACATGGTGCGTTTTGTGATTGACAACAGAGAGAAATTCGATGTTTCAGAGACACCATTGTCCACAGAAGAATTTGCAAAGTGGTGTGAGACGGAACTTGACCGTGTGGATGCTCATATCCATGCACAGGAAATATATTACAGAGAAATTTGCAATGTATACAGAATCGCAAGTACATACGGAAAAAGGAGTGTAGCTGTATGAGAGAGGGAACATGAAACTTTCAGAACGGTGACTTACTATACATGGATACACACCCGGTTGCTGATGCTATTAGAATCGGACGCACAAAGCCGTATGAGTGCAGCTATCCAGTGATGGTGGAGAGCAAGCCGAGGATTCCAGAAAGGAGCAAGGATGGAGATAGAAGAAGTTATTTACTGCTTAAAGGCTCAGAGTGAACGGTACTCAGAGGTTTGTGAAGAATGTCCTCTGTACGGACAAACAGGAGTGGATCATTGCTGTGAGGATGCATTACAAATGGCAATCACCGCCTTGCAGAATCAGCCGGTATGGATTCCGGTAAGCGAGAGACTGCCGGAAGATTATGTTCCGGTCAATATTACATGGGTAAACCACAATCCGGATCCTTATTATGCAAGCATTAAAGATGTACCGCTCACAGCAACTGGTATCTGCTACGAGGGGGAATGGTACTGGTATTCGGTAGTATGTGAAGATTATCTCAAGGAATACGGATATTATGAACCTGATGTTGTTGATGATGAAATTGAAATCACAGCCTGGATGCCACTGCCGGAGCCGTACATGGAAAGTGAGTAAGAAGATGGCAAATAGACACACATTACATAGCAACAAATTATATGCTTTTCGCAAATGGCTTATCAAAGATGGATGGACGATTGAAGAACCGAAAGGTATATGGGAAGTATTAAGAGCGAAAAAGGCAGGAAGACAGAATCCCTTGATTGTCTATCAAAAAATGAACAAAGAGCATTTAAGCGTGCTGGACAGAGATATTGATGTCATCAAGAGATTTTTGCAAGAAAAGTAGGTAAAAGATGGTGAAATGTAATAATTGCAAGAATTTAGAAACAAAGGATAACGGGTTTGATGCGTACTCATGGTGCGAGAAAATCAACGACTGTCCGCATGAGGACATAGAAAGAGACTGCGAACACTACGTACCTATGATCAACGCAGACCGGATCAGGAGCATGACGGACGAAGAGTTGGCGATGGCACTATTATGTGTCCTGCGGAATTTATTAAAAAGTGACAAGGTATGCGATTTTAACCATGATTGTAAAAATTGTACGCTGTCATGGTTACAGAAAGAAAGCGAGGAATGAAGATGCAAGATAGATATTTATTCCGTGGCAAGCGGGCAGGCAACGGGGAATGGGTGATATGGGATGCCATCACTGGAATACCGCATGATTTATATATTCAAGTGAAAACCATCTGCCAGTGCACCGGACTGAAAGACAAGAACGGTACTCTGATTTGGGAGAATGATATTGTAAATGGCAGTATTAAGCGTGGAGCGGCATTTTACAGATGTTTGGTTCTGTGGAATGAGTGCAAGGCAAGATTTGATGTGAGAGCTCAGGGCTGCAATTTCCCAATGACACTTGATGAGTGCACAGATGATATTTCTATGAGTGGTTTTGAATATGAGGTTGTCGGTAACAAGTTTGACAATCCGGAACTGTTGGAGGAGTAGCCATGACGGAGAATGAAGCAATCAAAGAACTTGAGACATCTATTGATTTAGCCAAAATGTGTATACAGAATTGCGAGAGAAAAAACGAAATCCAAGGTTACGAGATGGCAATCAAGGCACTAGAAGAGGTACAGAAGTACCGCAAGATAGGCACGGTGGAGGAATGCCGTGAAGCTGTGGAAAAGCAGACAGCAAAGAAACCGGATTACGAGGGAGACGGATTCTCGGACGGACAACTTGTATACGATACATGGATTTGCCCTTCCTGCGGTAAGCATTATGAGGTTGATTATGATAGATATGATTATTGCCAGAATTGCGGGCAGCGCATTGATTGGAGGGATGAAGTATGAGTGAAGAATTAAAGCCGTGCCCGTTTTGCGGCGGAGAAGCATATACCAAAGTAGTTTCAAGAGACTATATGCAAACAGGTTATTCGATAGGTGCTGAAGTAGGGTGTCAAAAATGTAATTTTCATATGCGAGGAGATTCTATATTTGAAGTTGACGAATTTATGAATATGAAAATGGTTAGTGAAGGTGCGCAACACGTGATTGAGAATTGGAACAGGAGGGCGAACGATGATATGGTATCAGAAAATTAAACCATTCGTTCCAAAATACGTAAACTACGATTATGCGAGAGTTTACGACAGCAACGATAAAGCTATTGGATGGATAAGGATTTATTATTAGTATAGGAGGGCGAACAATGAAAATACTGATTGATATTCCAGATGCATTTGAAGTGGACTATAACGCAGACCGATTTGTAGATTTCTTCCAACGATGTATTGCGGATATGGGTACCTGCTGCGGTAACTTTGAGTTGGAAACCGCAGTGATGATGGAAAAGGCATTTACAGAAAGTAAGATCTACGACCAGAACAAGATTGTAGAGCAGTTGGAGGACTATGGAAATGAAGAGATGTGCTACTATAAAAACACTCCATATGAAAAATGCATAGAAGAGTGCATAAACAAAGCAATCGAGATTGTAAAGGCAGGTGGAGCAGATGCCTAAGACAATGGGAGTAAGTCCTATTACAGATACTATTTATTATGGCAATCTGAAAAATGATAAATGGGTTGGAAAAAAGGAAGACTTTACCAAAATGGCAATCAAGGCTGTGTTTGAGTGGTTTATGCACAAGCACGATCTGAATTGTCCTGATGGAGAGTATCAGATACGTTTTCCAGGAACCCCGTATGTGCTGTCTATGAGAAAAGAGGAAAAGGGCGGTGAAGAAAATGACGCACATTGAGACCTTAATCATGAATCAAGTGAGAGAATCGCTGGTGAAGTTGGAAAAACAGGGAGTAGGTTTTATTGGTGCAGAGTATACCGGAGAGATCCAGTACAATGTTGACGGTAAAGTTATCAGAGTAAGAGTAGCGGAGGCACCGAATGCAGAACATTGATTACACCGCCCTGTACGAGCAGAACGAGGACTTTAAGCGTTACGTTGACAGATACTGCGTAAAGCACCGAATCAGCGTCGCAGAAGCCTTACAGCATTACCTGGTGCAGATGGTGGGCAGGATGTACAAGGAGCAGGAAGAAACGACAATAAGAAAGGAATAACGGCATGGAAAATAAGCATACATTGACAGACCTATATCAAATGCAAGCATTACCGTTGTCTGCCAAAATACGAATGACAAAATACCGTATAAGGCAATGGATTGAAGAATACGGAGAGGACGGGGTATATGTCAGTTTTAGTGGTGGAAAAGATAGCACAGTACTTCTTGATATTGTGAGACAGGATTATCCAAAAATTCCGGCAGTATTTGTGGATGTTCCGACACAATATCCGGAATTAAATAAATTTGCCATGACTTTTGATAATCTTGTGATTCTAAAACCTAAAATATCTTTTATGGAGGTTTGCAAAAGATATGGATTCCCTATGATTAGCAAAGAAGTATCTGAAAGTGTGTATGGTGCAAAAAAATACTTGACAGAGATTATCGGTCAAATAGAATTTGACAGACAGACAGACAGACAGACAGACAGACAGACAGACAGACAGACAGACG